TCACGTTCGTTGAAGAACATCACAACCTTTCCTGCATTACGTGCGCCACTCATCTTGTTCTCCCAGTCCATCATCATTTGCTGCTTCTGCTCAGGCGTTGCTTGACCATTGTAGAAGTTGATGATAGTAGAAGGGAAAAGACCGTTGGAAATTTGGTTGATATGGAAGATTGAAATCTGCTTATCTAACTCAATATAGTTAATCGCACTCCAGTAATCCGGGCGTGGGTAGGAATCACTACCCGTGTATGTGAAGCACCAATAGATTTGGCGTGGTTCTTCAGTACGTGTTAAGTAGTTGTACTTCGGTATGAATTCGGGCGTGTTTTTCTTCTTGCGAATATTGCCCCAATCGTAGCTATGGAATATACCTATTTCGCTTTCGTCATCTTGACTGATTGCAATACGGCATTCTTCAAATGGAATTGGATTTAGCTTGCTAATCACCGTGCGGTCATTGCTCCAAATCACTTCGATAAAGAAACCACCAAACAACTTCAAGTCCTTTGCACAAGCATAGGTCAAAGTATCCACATTGAGTGCATCAAGTTCAGCCTGATATTGCTCAGACTGGATACCCTTACCCGCAATCATATCACCGATTGCCACAACGAGTGAACCATGCACTGGTGATTCGTGCGATAGGTCACGTAGGTACTGCGGGAAATCGTTTGCATCTCCGTAGTTTACCCATCCTTTGCGGTCTACTTTCTCTGCATCGCTCTTAGCTACGTATTCACTAAGCTTCAGCGATACTATATTCGATTCGTTATGGCTCATATATTATATCGTTTGGTATGGTATTGACAGGTACGTCAAACCAACTTGTATTGTCATTTAAAACAGCATACCCACGCTCCACAATACCAACAACAGCAGCGTTTGTCGGATTAATATTACTTGGAGAATTTTGGCCGTACACTTCATAGCGGTATCTACCCGCCAAAGTTAAGCCAACTGTGGTAATAGTTAGATGTGTTACACGTACCGATTCACTAACAATCGTTGCAACCTGTGCAAGGTCGTTCCCGGTAGTGCTATTCTCTTCGTGTGTGAGAATAATAAGATAGTTTGTGAATGCTGTGCTGTAGTACTGCCGTGCTTCATCTAATGAAAGATACACTTGTTGATTAGCAGTATTGGTAGTTAAGTAGATCATTAGCCTTTTATTTAAAAAGGGGCAAGTGTAAACCTGCCCCCTTTACAATACAACAAGAACACAAACGGAAACAATTCTTAGTAAGCAGGGCTTACAGTAATACCTGCGAAGTTATCGAAAGGTACTGAAGTGAACGGCTCGAGGTGCGATGCAGGAACCAAGTTCTCTGCAATGGTTGTAACCTGATAACCCATCAAATCTGCTTTCTGCTGTCCTGATTGAACAGTACCAGCGGTAAGCTGTGAACCTTCAGTTGTACCAATCAAAAGAATTTGGTCATCGTTAGTACGAACGAACACAATCATTTTTGCCTTGGCAACATTCAAGAATTCGTTACGCATATCTTGGTTCAACTTACCAAAAGTCCAACCAACTTCCTGCGAGAAGTACAAAGTACCTGTCTCAAGATTCTTGTTCACGGTCTCAATATAAGAACCTGAGTTACGGAATGGAACATAGCGGTAAAGAGTCCAAGTAGGCAAGCCGTCTACTTCACCTGTTACAGCATCGTAAGTAACGCCCGAAATAAATTCGTTACCTGTTACTGGGTCAGTGTAGTTAGCAATCAAAATTTCTTTAACACCACCAATACCTTCAAGGCATCCGAGGGTAAATCCTGTGGTTAATTCACAAGCCATGTTTTATATAGTTTTAAAAGGGGGCTGTTACACCCCCTTAGTTATTAATTATGCTCCCCAGTAGGTGATGTCTTCAGCTACTGCAATCTGCGCTCCGAGGTAGAAACGTGCACCGTAACGAACGTTCTGTGAACCATCCAAGTTTTGCATATCCAAGATGAACACTTCATTCATTTGGTTTTCCTGCCATGTACCAAGCATCAAGTTTGACTTCTGTGCGAAAATGATGTTGTTAGCAGTCATACCCGGGCATACGTAGATTTCGTACATACCAACGAAACGCTTAGCTACTTCTGGTCCTGCGGTTGCATACCATCCGTTGCCATCAGCGATTTGCGCTTGCATGTAAGCTTCCCATGCAGCCTGTCCCATGTACAATGCTGGCTTTTCAGCAGCACCTTTAACAGCAGCAGGAGCAGTGTTGATGATATCCCAAATGGTAGCGATGATGTTGGTAGAATCCAAAGCACCTGAACCCGCAGATACAGCACCTGAACCACCCGCCTTAATCAAAGTTTCGAAACCATCGTACTGACCAGCTGTTGCATTAACACCTGACCACATGATAGTTTCGTTAGCAGCAGCGATACCACCAACCAAGCGACCAATGATAGCGTCTTGGATTTGTGTGTTTACACGGCCACTCATTACATCGGCAGTAGTCCAGTCTGTGAAGAAGTCCTTCTTACAGATTTGGCGTTGTACTTGGAACTCTTCCAAGGTCAATATGCGCTCGGTCAAAGTGATAGTACCTGTTGGGGTAAAGTCACAAGTGCCAGCGGCAAATGTTACAGTGTCATCAATTTTACGTACTACTGATTTGTAAGGTACGTTAGGCTTCATTGTTACATATCCAGCAGATACGTTTGACAACAAAGCTTTAGCTACGATTTCACCAGCTAATTCACCTGCATAGGTGGTGGTGAGTGAAGTTGTTGTTGGCATTTTAAATAATAATTTATGAGGTGAATTAATTTACTTTTTTAGCACGGATGTTCTCCATGAAGTCGCTGAATGATGATCCATTCGAAGCAACCAATGGCTGTGCGTTTTTCTTAAACTCTTGTGATTTAACTGAAGGAACAGCCGGGGCTTTCTTCACTGAAGCAAGCTCAGCCTTTACAGATGCAACTTCGCCTTTTGCAGATTCAACCGCAGCAGCAAGTTCAGTCTTTTCAGTTTCAAGTGCAGCGATACGCTCAGACAATTGACCGATTACAGCAACGAGGTCTTCGCTGCTCATCTCAGTTGATTGTTCTTCACGCTCGATTCCTTCAATAAGACCATTCTCTCCTACGTAGACTTTGGTCACACCGTCCTCAAGCAGGTACTCGCCCGCAGGTACTGGCACTGGATTGCCTTCAGCATCCTGAGTGTAGATATCCACACCTACTACCCACTCATCAGCGGTAGAATAGATTTTAGTACCATCATTCAAAGTACCTTCTACTGCGAACTTAACCTCCGTTGCAGGAGCTTCAGCAGCTGTTTCTTCTTCGAACTTGATACCGATGGTTGAAGGGTCAATGCCGTACTTTGAGAATACGGATTTGATTTGTTCTTTAATGTTTGACATCGATTAGTATTTGGGTATAGTAGCAAAAACTTAGTTTTGTTCCATGCCCACCGAATACTTATCTTCGCTGTGTAATTAAATACCTCTATTTATGAAAGCAACACAAACACTCAGTAAGAAAGTTTCAGCACGTTTGACTGAAAAGCAATACAAGATGATTGCTAAAAATGCGAAAGCATCGAAGATGAACATAGCGGATTACATCCGTGCGTGCATCCTTTGATTGATTATGTTTTGGTTCAAAAAAGAAGGCCCTCGTTTGGGCCTTTCTTTTTAACTTAAAGTATACCTAAACCATTCTACGATTAACGGCACTAATATAAAAACTATTTCTTTACCTCAATACTTGCATCGTTGTTTGAACTCACCGCATCTGGTGAACCATTCACGGCAACGATAGACAAAGTATATTTGGTAGGTATCGGAGTAACAGGCATGGTGATGTTATATACGCTTGCAAACGATGCGCTGCGTCCTACGTCAATTACATCGGCACGATTCCATGTGCCATTAAATCCACCAACAAAACCATGATTAACTTTTAGCGAGGTAATCTTTACACTGCCTTTGTTGTGGAAGGTGTAACGGATACGCACACGGTTAGCATCGAGCCACTCGTAGCTGTCAATTGTTACCGAAGCATCCGTGCCCGTAGTAGGTGGATTGAGTGCGGTGATGTTTGTCCCGGTACTGATGCTGTTATCATTCTCATTAAGTTCTGGAATCACCATGTTTGGATCTATGGTAAGCGTAAACACGCTATTGCCTATTTGATTATTTGGCAAACCGAATGGTGTTACCATGGTGGTTACCTGTTGACCTTTTGGAATGGTCACGCTGCCAGTGTAGAAAGTAAACACGCTACCATCGGGACGCTTAAAGGACAGATTTATGGTAGTGGTTATATCCTTGTCGTAAACCCTATCTACATTCACGCTATACACCACGTTGATGGATGTACCTTGTACTGCGTTTGCAGGTGTGCTAATCGTACCATATAGATTGTATTCAGGTGTTGGCACAGGCACAGGGTTGCCACCTTGCAAGGTCTTTGCAATGGTCACAGCTGCGAACATATCTACCACACCATAGCCAAGTTCCGCACTCTTACCATTAGCATCGTACACATAACCGCCCGTCTTACGTGAAGCTTGACGCAACACATCGGTTACTTGGGCTTCAGTCAATGCAGGATTAGAAAGCAAAACACTCGCAGCGATTGCAGCCATGACAGGGCATGAGCATGATGTACCGCTGAAGTTGGTGTAGTTGCTTGTGGTGTTGTAACCAAACGCCCCTGTGCGGTCAACCGTTGGGCATCCTGTGCCGGGTGTTGCAGCAAAAGTTTTCGGGCCGTAGTTACTAAACGATGCACGTGTGTTAGCTGTGGTCGATGCACCAACCGCATGCACCATCGGATAGATTGCTGGTGCTTGTGTAAAGTTAGGATTGTTCTGGTTACCACTTGACGCAAAGATGGGAATGCCTTTTCCTGCACGGCCTGTGGTCTTTGCCGCAGTAAGTGCGTTTTGGAATAGCGGGTAGCTTGTTGGGCCACCACCGCCCCAACTCA